ATGTGTAATAGATGTGAGACACGCATCGATGAAGCAGAAGCTATGGAAGTACATGCATGGTGGTTATGTGGTAACTGTTATGATGAGATCTAATGGCTATTGATAAGCTAAACTCTCGTAGGTATAGAGAGCAGCGCGAACGCGTGTTCATGCGCGATGGTCGCTTCTGCCAGATATGTGGAACAGATGAAGGTGAGATGCACATCGACCACATAATCCCACGCAAGGCAGGTGGCGATCATAGCCTTGATAATCTGAGAGTGCTATGCAAGTCATGCAACCTGCGCAAGGGTGCGCTCAATGAGGGGGTTTTTTTAGCACAGACGGCTACCCCCCCTGTCTTTTCTGCCTATATATCCCCGATGCAGTCCGAACCGATGCTGGACAGTCCTTTTACGCTCAAACCTGATCCAAACTAATGACAAGTAAACCCAAAGCTAAACCACCGCTACGAGGGGCAACTCAACCACGAGTCCACAGCCCACTTCTAAAAGGCAAAACTAGAGCTGGTGAAGTAATTGAAATGGTTGAACGCTTAAAGATGGACAAGCTCATGCCTTATCAAGAATTTATCCTCAAACAAATGATGATGGTAGATAAAAAAGATCTATATCGGGTCAAGTTGGCATTGCTCCTAATTTCAAGGCAGAATGGCAAAAGTCACCTTGGTAGAGTGCGTGTTATCTGGGGTATGTTCTATGGTGGCGAAAAGAAGCACATAATTATGTCCTCTAATAGAGCAACTGCTCTTATGACCTTTCGAGAGATTGCTTACACAATCGAATCGATCCCTGAGTTAAAAGCAATGACTAAAGCTGTTCGATACGCCAATGGCGGAGAAAGAATAGAATTGCTTAACGGCGCAACTCTCGATCTCGTTTCTGATACAAGAGACTCAGCTCGTGGTCGTACTGCTGACTTTTTATGGATTGATGAAGTCCGTGAAATATCTGAGGACGGATATAAGGCTGCTATTCCTACGACTAGAGCCAGAGCAAATGCCCAGACATTTTTAACCAGCAATGCTGGCGATGCTTTTTCCACCGTACTGAATTCGCTGGTCGAGCGCGCCAAGGATTACCCTCCAGAGACTTTTGGGTATTATGAATATTCTGCGCCACAATATTGCAAGATCGACATACGATCAGAATCCTTTTGGCGCGAAGCTGTGGCACCTAGCAATCCTGCCCTTGGATATACTGTTTCCAAAGAATCGATCGAGGAATCAATCGCAACATCCCCTATTGAGACAACTCGCACAGAAACTTTATGTCAATGGATTGATAGCCTTCAATCGCCATGGCCTCATGGTGTTTTAGAGGACACATCCGATAGCACGCTTGAAATGGCTCCCGGGGCTTATACTGTATTTGGTTTCGATACCAGTCCGTCAAAACGCAACGGATCATTAGTCGCAGGACAAATACTGCCAGATGGACGGATTGGTATCGGGATCCTAGAGACTTACAGCTCGCAGGTTGCCATTGATGAGCTAAAGATGGCGGCAAGTATAAAGGCATGGTGTGACATCTATAAGCCACGCCTTGTGTGTTATGACAAGTACGCAACTCAGACAATTGCAGATCGCCTAGCCAATGCTGGAGTTATCGTCGAGGATGTTTCGGGTCAGCAATTCTACAAAGCCTGTGGAGATCTCTTAGAAGGCTTGGTCAATGCTCGCGTAGTGCACAATGGGCAAGCCGAGTTGATCCAGCAAATGAATAACTGCGCAGCTAAAGTCAATGACTCGGCTTGGCGCATTATCAAGCGAAAGTCAGCAGGTGACATCTCTGCTCCGATTGGGTTGGCTATGGTAGTAAGCAAGTTAATGATCCCTGCACCTAAGCCACAGATATATACTTAGACACGCCCTATCACATTGTCTAATTGCTTGACAAATGCTACAATTTCTGTCTATGGGTATCTTTTCGCGTAAGCCAGAAATATTAGAGGCACAGCTCGCGCCTAAGATTATGGGCGATGGCATTAACTCAATCTACAACTTTACATTCCCTGTAATTGGTAGACGAGATGCTATGGCTGTTCCTGCTATCAAGCGATGCCGCGATCTTCTCTGCACAGTCGGATCTATTCCATTAGAGTACAAGAAGAAGTCTACTGGAGAAGCTATTGCAGCTCCACGATGGGTGCATCAACTATCTAAGTCACAGCCACAATTTGTTACTGTCAGTTATTTGGTCGATAGCCTTCTATTCTTTGGGCAAGCCTTCTTAGAAGTTACAGAGACTTATCAGGAAGATAATCGCCCTGCATCTTTCGAGTGGGTTGCTAACACTCGCATTACTTTCGATCTTGATGTAACTAACACATTTGTAACACAATATTATGTCGATGGATCACCACGCCCGATGTCTGGACTTGGATCTCTAGTTACATTCCAAGCATTCAACGAAGGCGTACTTACAACAGGTGCAAGAACAATTCAAGCAGCTATCGACATCCAGAAGGCTGCTGCTGTAGCTGCTCAAACTCCGATGGCTACTACAGTGTTAAAAAATACAGGAGCAGATCTCCCACCTGCGGAAGTTCAAGGTTTATTGGCTTCATGGAAATCAGCTCGCCAGAATCGTTCAACTGCATATCTAACATCTACTTTAGAAGCGCAGAATATTGGCTTTAGTCCTAAAGACATGATGTACAACGAGGCAATCCAGAATCTTGCAACTGAGATTAGTCGATTGTGCGGCATCCCTGCTTACTATTTGTCAGCAGACCTTAACACATCTATGACATACGCGAACATTATAGATGAAAGAAAACAATTAGTAGCACTAGCCTTTCAGCCATACATCTCAGCAATCGAACAGCGTTTAAGCATGGATGATATATCTACTGCTGGTCACTATGTAAAGTTCGATTTAGATTCTACATTCTTGCGCGTTGAACCTATGGAGCGATTGCTAGTTATAGAAAAGATGCTTTCACTTGGTTTAATTACAATCGAACAAGCTATGCAGATGGAAGATCTAACACCTAATGGAAGCGAAGGCTAATGGAAAACTTATACATCGAAGCCACAATGATTGAGTGCAACGAAGAAAAGCGCGAAATCACTGGCAAGATAGTGCCCTTTGGTAATGATGAAATTGGCAGCACTAATCTTGGATCTTATGCATTTGAGGCAGGATCTATTGAGATTGCAGACCCAACAAAGATTAAGCTCTTATCACAGCATGACATGAAAAAGCCTGTTGGTCGCATGATCTCAGCTGAACAAAAAGAAGATGGCATTTATGCAACCTTTAAGCTAAGCCGTTCACAGGCTGGCACAGATGCCCTCATCATGGCAAGCGAAAATTTGGTTTCAGGTTTAAGCATAGGCGCAGAGATCCTTGCATCTAAGCCATCACGCAACGGATACACAGTCGTAACAGCGGCAAAGTTAAAAGAAGTTTCTCTCGTAACAGAGCCAGCCTTTAAGTCGGCTCAGGTGCTAGAGATCGCAGCAGAGGAAGTTACCCCTGCTGAAGAAAACCCAACTACAGAAAGCGAGACAGCCGTGGAAGATACCACTTCAGCAGTCGAAGCAACACCTGCAGTAGAGGCAGCACCTGTCGAGGCTGCTCGCCCTACTGTAACAGCGATGTACTACACATCTCCAAGAATCGAAATCACAAAGCGTAACTACTTGGAGAACACACTAAAGGCTAACCTCTTTGGTGATGATGAATCTCGTCAATGGCTACGCGCTGCTGACAACGATCAGACAACAGGTGCAGGATTTATCCCAACACCACAAAGCACACAGCTACTTAACTTCCTTTCTAACGCAGATCGCCCAATGATTGATTCAGTTTCTCGCGGTACAATGCCAGAATTTGGAAAAACATTTGAGTTGCCTAAGATTACTGAAGTGCCTCTAGTCGATCAGATCGATGAGAACTCACCAGTAACAGAGTCACAACTTGAAGCATCATTTATCACAGTTACAAAGAAGTCCTTTAAGGGTCGTGCAATCACTACTCTAGAATTGCTAACAAACTCAACACCAGCGTTTCTAGATGAGCTTCTTGTCCAGATGGAATACGCTTACGCAAAAGATACTGAAGAATTTGTAACAACTGCTATTCAGGGCGCAGGTACTCTTAACGCAACAGCACAGGCTAACTCAGCAACAGGTTTGCTAAGTTATGTTTCAAGCGCAGCAGCAGCAGTTTATTCTGCTTCACTTGGTTTTGCTCGCAACATGGTTGTCACACCAGAGCAGTGGGCTAACATCATGTCATACAATGATGCTGGTCGACCAATTTACATCGCTGCAAATCCTCAAAATAATGCAGGAGCACTTTCACCAACAAGCCTGCGCGGTAATGTTGCAGGTCTTGATCTTCGTGTATCTCGTTACATGAAGGGTTCTGGTGGAGTAGGAACAGCAGATTATTCAATGGCTGTTATTAACCCAGATGCTTACACATGGTACGA